CCATTGCGCCACTGCTTGTGTAAGTCAATGCCGTCTCGTCCACGCACGTCCAGTGGCACCAGGAACTCTGAGGTCTTGAAGCCGGTAGCGTAGATCAGCACATCAGCCGGCCGAGAACACTGCTTGATGGTGAGCACGCCGTCAGGGGTTAGTCTCTCGATAGGGTCGCTGATCAGCTCGACATTGGACCGGCACAGCGCGGGGTAGTAGTCGGAGTCGATCACGATTCGCTTGCAGCCGATCTCATGCTGTGGGGTCAGCACGGCCCGTAGCGTAGTGTCGGGCACTTGACGGTGCAGGTGCCAGCGCGCGAGCCAGGCCAGCGGACGTGCGGTCCAGCCACGAGTGACAACGGGCGTGAGCAGTGTGTCAGCGGCCAGCCAGGTGCCAGCTCGGTAGGCGGTGTGCAAGCCAGGAGCCCAGTGCAGCATCGCAGTAGTCACACGGCTGAACTTCTGTGCTGGTTTGGGCAGAACCCAGTTAGGTGTGCGTTGGTAGACATCGACCTGGCCAGCAATTTTCGCTAGTTGCGGTACTAGCTGAGCTGCGCTGGAGCCGGTACCGATCACAGCGACACTCTTTCCGGTCAGATCGAGGTCGTGGTTCCAGTGTGCGGTGTGGAATGACGGACCAAAGAATGTGCCAGGTAGTTCTGGTGTGTATGGCCGGTGTAGCTGTCCGACCGCAAAGATCACAGCATCAGCAGTACAGGCAAAACCATCTGGTGATCTCAGTACCCACAGCGTGCCGTGCCACACAGCGGAGCTGATCGGCATATCACACCAGATATGTGGGCGAAGGTCGAAGTCATCAGCAACTCGGCAGAGGTAGTTCAGGATTGCTGGTTGTTTCGGATAGCGAAGCTGGGCATTCCGATACCGGGCAAACGAGAACGAATAGAGATGGCTCGGCACATCGCAACCGCATCCTGGGTAGGTGTTCCACTGCCAGATGCCGCCGACCTCGCTGCCTTTCTCGAACACCACGAAGTCATCGATACCCGCTTGCTTGAGCTGGACAGCCATACCGAGGCCGCCGAAGCCAGCACCGATGATCGCTACTCGCCAGTGCCTCATATCAGCACAAATCTGGGGTATCCACGACAGGTTGGATCATCGATCGGTTCGCGGCTCTCTTCACCAGTTAAGATCCACCGCATGGCACAGCGTACTGTGCAGTATGGGCAGTCGTTGATGTGCTCAGGCGAGGGCATAGCAGCAGACAGTATCGGAGAGTGAGCTGATGTCGGGACCGACCGCGTTGGGCGCTTACCTCGCACAGGTGCGTCTGCTGCCGGCCGAGTTAGTGGAACGGGAGAGCTGTCTCGTGCAGATCGGCCGCCAGCACGCTCTGGCGTTCGACCAGGGCCACCAGCCGAGCGGCTATGCGCTGCAACGGGTACTGGCGGAACTGCGCAAGCTAGCGCAGGAGAAAGAGCGAGTTGCATTAGGTCGGCCGAAGAGCAACGACCTCGACCGGATCCGGGCGAAGCGTGATAAGCGGCTGAGCAGTGGATAACTTTAGTAGACGCATGGATTTGTTCTATCGACAGTCATGATTTCTGTTTGATCATCGATAACCCAGTCCATACCCCAGTCAGTTTCAAGCCAGATCTTACCATCATGCTCGTGAAACCCAACAACAACGCCTTCACCACCGAATTTATACCCTGGAAACCAGTCTTCGTTAAGAACTCCCATGGGGCACCATATAGGAAATTCCTCAGCAGTAAGTGGGCGTTCGGTACGAACCATTGAACCGCACCACTTAGCTTTGAGATCATCGATATTCATGTTTAGATACTACCACAGACTGCACTGTCACGCAAGGGAGTCAGCGTGCCTGCTCCTAAGCTGGTCGGCAGTCAGGTGCCCCGGATCGAGTCGGTACCGCCGTGGGTGACTAGCTCCGGTGCTGACGCGATCGAGCTAGCCGCACTGACCGGCATGCCGATGGACCCGGCACAGAAGCGGATTCTCTGGGGAGCGCTGGGCCACACTGAGGATGGCGACTGGTCCGCTCCTGAGGTCGGTTTGGTGGTGCCGCGGCAGAACCTCAAGACAGTGACCATGCAGGTAGCCGCACTGCATGCGGTGTTCCTGATGAAGTCGCGAGTGATCTACACCAGCCACATCATGACGACGACACAGAAGATCCATGAAGAGACGATACGCATGATCGAGAATGCGCCTGATCTCGATCGTGAGGTCAAGAAGGTCAAGGCCAGCACCAATGACTACTCGATCACGCTGCGGTCCGGTGCGAGAATAGATTTCGTCGCTCGAACCGCCACCAGTGCTCGTGGCTGGTCGGGATATGATGTGATCCTCATGGATGAGGCGTTCGCGCTGGCCGCTACTCAGACCGGCGCGTTGATGCCAATTCTGTTCGCTCGGCAGAATTGGCAGATCTGGTATATCTCCAGTGCCGGCCAGAAGGATTCTGACGCACTACGTAGGATACGTGACCGTGGCATCGAGAAAGATCCGGGACTGGCCTACTACGAGTGGTCGGTACCGAGTGAGGTCTACCAGGCAGCACCTGAGTATGTCGCAAACATGCCTGCTGCTTGGGTGCAAGCTAATCCTGCTCTGGGAATACGGATCAAGGCGAAGACACTGCAGATCGCTCAACGGTCGATGCCGGACGAGCAGTTTGCTCGTGAGGTACTGGGAGTCTGGGAAGATCCACTGGGCGCGCCGATCATCGACCTCAACCTCTGGTCACTGCTGGCCGACCCACTGTCGGTGATCACGAGTCCGATGGTCTTCTCGATCGAGGTAGACGAAGATCTGTCGCACAGCTGCATTTCAGTGTCCGGCTACCGGTCGGATGGCATCCCGCACGTTGAGGTCACCAGCCGTGACGAGATGTTGGACCACCGTCAGGGCGTGGCGTGGCTGATAGAACGTGCTGTAGAGCTGCAGGAGCAGTGGTCGCCGGCAGCCTGGGTACTCGATCCAGCGGGGCCGGCAGGAGCGCTGCTGGAGGATCTGAGGGCTGTAGGGATCGAACCTGAGCTGGTCGGGGTGCGTGAACTAGGCCAGGCATGTGGTGCGCTGCACAAGGCCACTACCGCGATAGATGAGTTACGCCACCTTAATCAGCCTTGCGTTGCGGAAGCCATCCGAATAGCGCAGAAGCGGGACATCGGTGATGGTTTGTGGAGTTTCAGCCGCCGACGCAGCGAGGACAGCGTCTCTCCGGTACTCGGGATCGCACTGGCGTTGCATGGGCTAGCAGTGTACGGAGCACGGGCTTACGATGTACTGGAGTCGATGTGCTGATAATCGTCAGCATAGCTATCCATAAGACTCTTTATTGCACCTCGGACTCGGTCACTAGAGAGTAGTGCATTATCTTTCATGTTTTCACAACTCTCAAGATGCTCAGCTAATACTTCAGCGATAGCAATGAGTGCTATTCGATCTTGCCATTTCATGAGAAAACTCCTGATCGTGGGTGTAGCAGAGCTGGCTAATGCTAGCTTATAAAATGTGAAGATTCTGTGGTATTATTTCTTCCTTAATAAATTTAAGGCAACTTTCTTCGGAAGAAAACCAGATATCCATCGTTGGCGCTACTCCGTAAGACAATTGTAGCCGTGGCTGCCAAGCATATTTGGTGGATTGATCTGGGTCTAGGTAAGCAAACCATCCTGACTGTTGGTTAGGTAAACTCATGCTAAGAAAACTCCTGATCGTGAGTGTAGCAGGATTGGCTTGGTGGGGTCTGGCTACGCTGGCCTATGAATTGATGAGTCTGACGACACCGAAGTGTCCTGACGATGAATCCATGAGACTACAGTTTCTTGGCATTGCATGATTCGTCGTGTTTGCTGTGAAATCTGTATACACGAGAACGCAGTGCTAGCTAACATTCCGAAAGTAGCTATAGCCCCGAGTAGTAGTATCCATGCGATCATGGTTAGTCTCCTGGTGTGAGATTGGTCAATGAGATCGTGATCCTGGCGCTGGAGGTGCTGGGCATCCTGCTGGTGGCGGCTGGGCTGGGCTTCCTGGCGGCGGTCTGGATCGGCTGGGCTGGGCTGGCGGTGACCGGCGTCGTGCTGCTGGGTGCTGCTGCGCTCGTCGCTCGACGCCAGCGCGAGATGTCACCACCTCCTGCTACTGAAGTTAAGAATCGATAGGGTTTGCTTTATCCCATGCTTGCCAATAACTATTGTCTTCAGTTTCGTCAGTCTCAAAATCGTCATCTGTGTCATCAAATGGTCGATAGTTCATCTTTGCCTCCTTGGTTGTTGATAATTAGACACTACCACAGACTGTACTGTCACGCAAGCAAGGGAGCCCGCATGCCGTGCTCCGAAGATCAGACTGTACTGTGCCCTAGCTGTACAGACGTCCAGCATCTGGAGACAGAGCTAGCGCACTTGCAGATCTTGCTGGCTGTGTTCGCGTGGCCATGGCCAGAGCACCTGCTAGGGAGTACTGCACGGTGAGCTTGCTCTTCCGGACAGCCAACATCGAAGGACCCTATTTCGGGGAATACCCTGGTGCGCTGGCTGCTGAAATGATCCCGCATCGCATGAGCATGCAGCTCGCACCAGGTCATATGATCAACAACGACTCAGCACTACGTCACTCAGCTGTTTGGGCATGCCTGCGGCTACGGGCTAACTTGATCTCGACGTTCCCGATCGACTGCTACCGCAAGGGTCAGTACGGTATCGCTGATGTCGAGGTGAACAAGCCACCGATCCTGATCAATCCCGGTGGCGAGTGCGTCGACTACATGGAGTGGATGTACAGCACGCAATTTGACCTTGACCGTGCTGGTAACAGTATCGGTCTGATCACCGAACGCAATGGCTTCGGACTGCCGGCTGTGATTCAGCTGGTGCCGCTGGCTTGGGTATCGGTGAACATCGTTGACAATGTGCTGGTGGAGTACTTCATTCGAGGACATCCTTATCCACCGCGGCAGATATGGCATGAGAAACAATACACTGTCGCGGGCTTTCACTTAGGATTATCTCCGATTATGTACGCGGCATGGAGCATTGGTGAGCACCTGAGCATTCAGGATTTTGCGATTAGCTGGTTTACTAATGGTGGGATTCCGCGTGGTCATCTGCAGAACACCATGCTCCCGACTCCGACTCGTGACCAGATGCGCGATGTCAAAGCACTGGTGAAAGAATCAGTGAACAGCGGTGATGTCCTGGTCACTGGCAAAGACTGGGAATACAAAATGGTCCAGGCTGAGCAAACGGGAATGGAATGGATCGAAGCTCGTAAGCTTGGTCCCACTGAGATAGCACGATTCTTCGACTGCCCTTCTGATTTGATTGACTCAGCTATCTCTGGTTCGAGCGTGACTTATGCGAATGTAACACAGCGGAACATGCAGTTTCTGACACTGAGTCTAGGTCCGACAATCATTCGCCGGGAGAACAGCCTTAACAAACTGCTGCCTCATCGCCAGTTCTGCAAGCTGAACACCAAAGCACTGCTGCGCATGGACCCCTATACGCAAGCACAGATCATCAACATGCAAGTAGCCGGCCGTGTGCTTACACCATCAGAAGCGCGGTTGATCGATGATCGGCCGCCACTGACCGCAGCGGACAGAGCTGAGTTTGATCAGTTGTGGCCACCGCGACCGCAGCCTGGACTACCAACACCATCGCCTACTGCTCCAGTACCTAGTGAATCTGAGTAATTGTTTCTAGCCCCAGTCCTGACTGTCAGCGACATCACGAGCAATGCTAGTGATCATGTTTACGTGCCATGCACACATAGTCTTTAGCTCTTCCTCACCATTTTCTCGTGTGACCACAAGAGTGGCGTCAGCATCGCGCTTGCAGTGATGTGCTGGACATTTGCTCATAAGCTAGACACTACCACAGACTGTACTGTCAACGCAAGGGAGATCTCTCGTGACTGTCAACCGCGCACGTACCGGCACGTTCCGTCCGGCTGCTGCGACACCGCCGACTACCCGGCAGAACGTGACGCCGACCAGCCAGCGTCAGGCCGGCAGCTTCCGCGTGGGTGAACTAGCGCGGGCTGCTTCGATTACTCCAGTTGAACCTAAGAAGCCTAAAGATGAAGAGGATGAAGACAAGGAGACGTTGTTTACCAAGAACGCTAAGAATGATGAAGAAGTAATCGGCATTACGAAAGATGCGGCAACTGAAGACAAGAAAGACAAAGACAAGAAAGATGCTGACGAAGCGGTAGGGGTGAAGAAAGCTGCTGGTGATGCTGATGATTTTGAGCCGCTGCATGGTGATCTGACGGTTGACGAAGATGACTCGAACGCCAATAGCACGACACCGGCCCATAACGACACTGGCGTGCCGAGTACGCCTAGCGGTGTGAAGGCTCCGAGTAACGCCTAATGCCGTACTCCGTGGAGCACGGGGGTGGTACGTGCGGTGCTTCTCAATGGGCCGTGCTGAAAGACTCCGATGGTTCGACAATGGGCTGTCACGACACCAAAGATCAAGCAAATGCGCAGCTGTCGGCGCTCTACGCTCACGAGAGTTCGAGGATGATTGATCTAGAGGTGACGCGGGCCGGAGCCGCTCGCATGCGCCGGGAGGCGATCGAGAACACCGACGTGCCAGGGCTGAAGCTGGCACGCTCCGCACAGCCACTCGACGTTGGCACCTCCCGTACGCTGGCGTTTCCCGCACAGCTGACAGCCGGCCTGCACCGCCGCGGCTGCTCTGACACCGCGTGCGAGTGTGCCAGGGCACCTCAGGACGACGGTGACAGTCTCTGGCATCGGCTGGCTGGGGTGGCCTCAGTGGTGGAGACACCATATGAGATGTGGGATATGTTCGGCCCTTACGTCGAAAAAGTTTCTTCACGAGCATTCGAGGCATCATTGGCTCGGCAGCCTGACGTCGCATTCCTGGTCAACCACAAGGGCTTGACTATGGCGCGGACTACTAACGCCACATTGAAGCTCAGTTCTAGTGAAGATGGCTTGGCCACCGAAGCGTGGCTCAATCCGCTGCGCACTGACGTCTCAGATCTCATGGTGGCGATCAAAGACGGTTGTGTCGACCAGATGAGTTTCGCCGCGATGTTGCAGGAAGGTGAGTGGGACGATGAGTACACCACTTTCACTATGCTCGAACTTGACTTGCACTGCGGAGACGTATCAGCAGTTAATTACGGAGCTAACCCGCACACTAGCATTTCAGCAAGAGCACATCGACTCCTTAATGAAGTTGACCGACTACCCTCCGGTGCTGCGAGAGCAGCATTGAGTCAGCTACAGGCGCGATTCGACAAGCCTGAGGACAAGTCGAGACAGGCTAGCGGCCGATCGATCAGTCTGATTCGGAGCGCATTACTTGCTGATGAAGGTTGATTATTGGTGCCAGCCTTCCTTCCATAGTGGTGTAGCTATGTGAAATGCCAGATCAGTGATGTTGACAGTAATTTTCTCCTCCCCATAACTAAGCAGTAGTTCGTTTATCCGTTTGCCTAAATCATGCAACGGGTCATCAGTCATGGAGTAATTATAGACCCCCGCCGGCTGGCGGTTACAGGAGGAAGGACCGTTATGCCGAGTACTACCATCGGGGACCTGGAAGCAGGTACCGAGTTCGAGAAGGAAGCAGCAGAGAAGCGCCGCACCAAGATGCGCATGGAGATCCTGGCGATCATCAACCAGGCACGCCAGGAGGGCCGGTCTAACCTCACGCCTGAAGAGGACAACCGCGTCGCTGAGCTGGAAGTTGCGGGCACGCAGGTACAGCATGATATTGAGGGCATCAACAACAAGCTAGCGAAGATCCTTCGGCTGAAGTCCGAGGAGATGAGCGATCAGAAGACCGCACGAGAGATCACCCCAACTGGCACGCGAAAGCCTGCTTATGATGAGGTGACGCGAGTAGGCCGTGAGGAGCGTACCTACCACAAGGGCAACGACCGCAAGGGTGCTGCCTTCTGCCAGGACGTGATCCGCCAGCATCTCTTCGGTGATGTCGGGGCCAGCACGCGGCTTGCCAAGCACATGCACGAAGAGCAGATTGAGCGTGGTCAGTATTTAGAGCGTGCGGTGGGCACTGGTGCATTCACTGGCCTCACAGTCCCGCAATATCTCACCGATATGTACGCACCAGCTGTGGCCGCATTGCGACCGTTTGCTGATGTCTGCAACCACCATGACTTGCCAGCCAGTGGTATGACGGTGAACATTTCACAGATCACCACGCCATCGCAAGTTGGGCTGCAGCCAACTGGCGAGAACAACGCGGTGCTTGAGCAAAACATGGATGACACTCTTTTAACAGAGAACATCCAGACTGCAGCTGGCCAGCAGACTATCTCTCGGCAGGCTGCGGAGCGTGGCACCGGCATTGAAGAGATCGTGATGGATGATCTTTTCCGTCGTTACGCCACTAACCTGGACTCAACACTGATCAACCAGGCAACAACTGGTTTGTCTGCGATAGCTAGCACAATTACCTATACTGATGCTAACCCGTCCGGTGTCGAGGTATGGCCGAAGTTCCTTGCTGGCGCTGCCGCTACGGAAGCCGCGTTGCTGGGCTTCGCACAACCTGACGTCGTGCTGATGCACTCTCGGCGCTGGTACTGGTTGCAGAGCCAACTGTCCTCCCAGTGGCCGTTGTTCGGACAGCCGAACATCGCTGACAATCGTGGCGGCGAGAACTACGCTACCTCTTATGGCCGCGGCGCGAGAGGCATCCTGCCGAATGGCATGGTTGCTGTAGTAGACAACAACATCGCCACTAACTTGGGTGCAGGCACTAACCAGGATGAGGCTTATGTTATCGCTACTGACGAATGCCATTTATGGGAAGATCCGGCAGCGCCCGTTTTCTTGCGCTGCGAGCAGCCGGCTGCGGCTAGCCTTGGTATATTGTTGGTCTTGTACGGTTACTACGCGTATTCTATGCGTCGCTATGCTAACGCTATGTCAAAGATTTCAGGAACAGGGTTGATCACACCAAGCTTCTGACCTGCGGTGATGTCAGAGAGTTGCTAATTGGTGACAGCATTTAGTGACTGAATGTAGCCGCCATTAGGTTGGTTATATCTGTATCGAACATGCTATACTGAGACAATAAGTGGCCCCGGCGGTGCTCCAACACCCCAGGGCCTGGCCAACCGGTAAGGGGTTGACATGTCTCAGAGTACGAGGCTATGCGCGCGCTGTCACGTGGCGCCGCGTAATAGCACAAATAAGTCATACTGTGTGAGTTGCCAGCGCATCAAAGCACAAGAGGCGCGTGAGAAACATCGTCAGCGAGAGTCAGAAAAACCATGTGCCCGATGCGGTGTTGCTCCTCGAAACAGCTCTTGCCCTTCTTATTGTCTTGACTGTAATAGAGCAATAGCACAAGAATTTCGTGAGCGACATGGTAAACGCTCGTTGAAAGAAAATTGTACTAGGTGTGGTAATGAACGAACAGGCGGGCACCACGCATATTGTTTAGACTGTTGTCGAGCACAACGACAAGAATGGCTATCAAAGAATAAAACTGAGAAACCGTGTGCTCGGTGTGGCACGACTCCGCGATTAGCACATATGTCTTATTGCAGACCTTGCCATCGTTCGCTTGGCAAAGAGTCTTTTGAGCGACGTGGTGGAAAGAAGATACAAACGATATGTGTACGTTGTGGAGAGTCACGTGATGGCAGTCATCCTACGTATTGTGCGAAATGCTGGCGTTATTGGCAAGTCATGCGAAACTACGATTTAACCACAGAACAGTATGATCAGATGGCTGCTGGTATGAATGGGCAATGTCCGCTCTGTTTATCAGCGCCAGGTGTTCGCGGTTGGCATGTCGACCATTGCCATATTACTGGAAAAGTGCGCGGTCTCCTCTGTGGTAGCTGCAATCGGGGACTTGGGCAACTTCAAGATAACCCTGAGATATTGCGGCGAGCAGCTGATTATCTGGAAGCTGCGCGAAAGTAGGTGGCATGGCGTACGTACGCGCGGGTAACTCATACTGGCATGACGCACAGATAACCAATTTCGAGATCCAATCCAATGGCGATGTCTGGGTGTACTACAGCGGTCGTGATCATTTTGTCGCTCATTTAGGCGCTAATGCGGCTGCTGCTGTGACCGCGCTGAATACATTGTTAGCCAGTAACCCAATCGACTTCACTTCAACACTCGTTTAAGGAGACGTGTGTCAGAGCCTGATAAGATGCAGACGGTTCCCGATATTCAGGCTGCGATTGAGCGTGCTAAGACTCCGACAGACCGTCGGCGTATCTATGAGCGGGCAGCCTATCTT